ATATGAAGGAGGATTCAATGTCTATCATGTAGATGCATCCACTTGCAGAATTGCAAAAGACCACAAGTCAGTCTTCATTTGTCCTGATTGGGCAGAATATCAGATGTTGGAAGACAAGATGCAGAACATTCCTTTCTATCCAAAATTCAAATCAAGCAGAACAATCATTCAATTCAAAGACTATGAACCAACTTTCCACTATTATGGACTTGCTGACTACATTGGTTCTTTGGAGCATATTGCAATTGACTATGAAATTGGAAAATGGAATCATTCTAAGTTCAAAAATGCCTTTCAACCATCTGCTCTCATTGAAATCAATGGAGATATGTCTGAGGCAGAGGCAAAGAAAATGGTGAATGAAGCACAACAGAAATGGCTTGGAGAAGGAAATCAAGGAAAAATCATGTTCATTGTCAAGGGGAGTGGAGACACAACTCCTGCCAATGTTCAAATCATAAAAGATGACCAAGATGGAAGTTGGGATGTTCTACAAGCAATCACAATTCAATCAATTCACACTGCACACAGATGGCAACCTTCTCTTTCAGGAGTTGTGAGTGCAGGAAAGATGAATTCCACAGGAGCAGAAATCAGAATTGCATATGAAATAGTTCAGAACACAATCATTGTAGAAACAACAGAAGTCTTCTTGGAGAAATTCACCAAGATTTTCAATCTTTTGGGAGGATATGACACAGAGGATTTGGGACTAATCTTTGAACCTCCAATTTCCTATCTCTCAGACATCAAGTCAACAGATGTCTTGACTATCAATGAGCAAAGAGAAATTCTTGGGAAAGACAGAATTGAAGGAGGTGATGTTTTCTATGTTCAATTGCAAAAAGGAACAGAACAAAAAGTGGAAGAAGGAGCAGTTGAAGAAACCACAGAAGATGACAAAGTAATTGAAGAGAAATTTGACTATCAAATAATGGAAACGAATGGGAAACTATAGACAATACGCCAACCTCATCACTGCTCCTGAAGTGATTGCACAAGCATTCACCAATGAGAACACTGATGACTATTTGATTTCTGATGATGTTGTTGTGATTACAGAATTGACACATTTGAAACCTGTCCTGAGTTTGAAATTCTATGAAGAATTGAAACTTGAAAACAACAATGGAACATTGACTCCTGACAATCTTATCTTGATGACATACTATTTGAAACCTGCATTGGCATGGTTGGTGAGATTTGAAGTTGTGAATGAGATTCAAAACAATTCAACAAGTGCAGGAGTCGTTACAAATATTGATGAATTTGCAACTGCCTTGCAACCAAATCAATTGTCTGACTATGTTCAAGACACATATAGGAAAGCAAAAGTGATGTTGAATGACATGATTGAGTTTTTGAGACATTCTGACCAAGCAGGACTCTATCCAACATATAAAGAGAACAACAAACTTGGAAACTCCACTTGGAAGAATCATGGAATTATCATGTATGATAGTGCAACAGACTATTGTGCATCCCTGAAAGGATATGGTTCTGAGAGATACAATCCACTTTGTCAAACTTGCTAAAAAATAAATAAAATATAAATATAACAAATAGAAATTATGCCAAATAGAACAATTACAAACAACACTGCTGACATCTACACTGCTGATTTAATGTTTGAAGATCATGGAAAATGTTACACAACAAAAGTTCTCATTCCAGCTGATGCTGAATGGAACAGAAGTGCAGATACAGATGACTATGCAGGATGTTGGAAAATTGTTATTCTTCAACCTGAAACACAACTTGATGAACTTGAAGCTGACAATCTAGAAGTAGCTGATTGCACAAAACTTAAGGCAGTAACATTCGCAGAAGGAACAGAATTGATGGGGAATGTTTTTTCCAAAGTTTCAGTCAGTGCAGGAATGGTGATATTGTATCTGGATTGCCACAACTCATAGGATATGCCTTGTCTAAAATGTGAAAATGGATTGTGGAAGTTTGGGAAAACAGGGAAATGTGAATATCAAACCAAAGGAGATTGTGAGACTGCAAATGCAGACTATTATTCTTATGACCACTCCTTTGAATTCACAGAAGAACAAATGACTGAACTCCATGAGAATGGACAAGTCCTGGTGAAAGTAAAAGAAGGAGAAGAAGAAATGGAGATTCTCTTCATATATAAAAAAGAAGATGTGGAGTCTCTTGCTGAAGAAAGCACAAAAATGACAAACCAATATAAAACATATTATGGCATCAAATGAACATTCACTTCTGAGCAATGCAAACATCCATGTTCCAAAGGATTTCTCTATTGCTACAAATGACACCATGCTCACCAAAAACAATAGTGGAAATCTTGAATGGGTTCTATGCAACAAAATCAAAACAAACATCTATCATGTGCAGGGATATGTTCCATCTACTTTGACAAATTATCAATATAGAAACAACATATCAGACCCTCAATCTCCATTTGAAATGGCACAAGACTATGGGAGTGCAACCATTGGAGCAATTGATTTGGATGTGAGCAATATTTTCAGAAGTGATGGACTTGTGATTCCACAGGCATCAACAATTCAAAAGATTGAGGGTTGGTTGACTTGCAATGTGGCAACAACCAACTATATTGGAATCTGTAAAATTGAACCTGTGGAGGATGATTCAAATGCAATTCCTCCTATTCAAATTGATGAAATTTCAATCACATCAACCTCAGTTGGTTCTTTGAATGACAAAATGTGGAGTTTTTCAGAAACCACTTTTGATGATTCAAGTGTTGCAAAAGCAGATATCTTGTTTCCAATGGTGAAGAGTGATGAAGTTGGGGCAGTGCTTTATTTTAATATGACAATAGAAATGGGAGCAATCAGTGGAACTCCTTAAAAAATAAAAAAATGAAAATGACAAATGACACAATCCAAGTGATAGTTGCAAACTCCACAGGAATTGGAGTGAGTTTGAGCAATGTCAATGACTTATTGACTTTTTGTTCTCTAAGTCTTGCAATTCTGTTCACAATTTACAAATATTTTAAAATAAAAAACAAATAAAATGGCAACAACAATCACCCCTGATTCACTAATCACAACAATCACAGAAAGCATCAGTCTGAATGGACATGAATATGGAAATGAAATCATCAAAACCTTTGCAACACAAGGAAAGGTTGACCAAAGAATCATGGAACTTGCTCCTAAAGGAGACAATGGAGATGCTTGGACAACTATTCTTGCATTGTCAACTGCTGATTCAAAAGGAACTATCATTGTGAATGACTTTGCATATGTGAGACTCACCAATTTGGATGACACAACCACTGCAAACATTGAACTCTTCAATGGAACAGACTACATCTATGTCAAAATTGAAGCAGGAGAAAGTTTTCTTCTCATGAGTCCTGACATTGACTATCTTGTTGCAAGTGGAGAACCTACCTATGAAGACATTGAACAAATCAATGGACAAGCAGATTCAGAGGATGTTGTGGAAATTGAATATGTCATTGTGAGTGCCTAATGGTGAAAAAAGCATCTTTCATTTTTAGGAAACCAAAACAGAAACAAAGAAAGGGAGTTCATTCCAAAACAAAAGCATCAAAGATGAAACATTCTAAGAACTATTTGAAGAAATCAAGAGGTCAAGGAAAATGAACACTTGCAATCTTTTACTCATTAGAGACACATTTGGTGAGAAATCAACTTATGGAAAACTCTATGTCAATGGAGAATTCATGGCACACACTTTGGAACTTGCTTGGAGAGACAATCAAAGAAGTGTTTCCTGCATTCCAAAAGGAGTATATGATTGCAGACTCAGACTTGCAAGAGAATCTGCATCAAGAGACTATTTGCATCTCCTTGTGAAAGATGTTCCTGGAAGAACATGGATTCTCTTTCATATTGGAAACTTTGCAAGTTCAGATTGGAAAGAAGGAGACAGAAGTGATTCAAGAGGATGCATTTTGACAGGAGAAAGAAGAGCATCAGAACCTAATAAGATAAACAATAGCAGAAATGCACACACATATTTGATGGAGACAATCACAGGAAGAGAGATATCAGACAAAATTGAATTAGTAATAAAAAACAGATAAGAAAATGAAAAAATTATTTTTGACAATAGCACTTGCATTCACAACATGGATGGCATCTGCACAATACATGGTCATCACTACCATCAATGACAATAGTGATATGGAGAATCTGACAGACAACATTGGATTTGGATATGAAATGACTGATGATGTTGTTCTTGGAGTCCAAAGAAATGGAGAGAACTATGATTTGTTTGGAAGATATGCATTTGGAGATGCTTATGTTTCAGGGCAAATTCCAACAGATATGGACATGGATAGTTTGAGAATTGGGATAGGATATTCAGTGAAGTTTTGGAACAACTTCTATCTTGAACCAACCTATTCTTTTGATGGAGATGGAAATGGGAACTTCAATCTTGGAGTTGCTTGTAGATTTTAACTTAATAATAATTAAAAAATAATAGAAATTATGGAAATATTAAAGAAATTTTTTGGAAGTCGCAAATTTTGGATTGCAATGGGTTCAATATTCATTCCCATCATTGCAGTCAAAATCAATTGGATGACTCCTGATGAAATAGAAAAATTGTATTATTCACTTCTTGCTTTATTGCTTGGACAATCTCTGAGTGATTTTGGGAAGGGAAACAAATAAGATATGTTTAAGAAATTATTCATGTCCAATGCACTGAAACCAATCACTGAATTGCTCACAGAAGTCTTGAAATTGTTCAAAGACAACAAAGGGAAATGGTCAAGCAAAAGAACAATCAGTGGAGTTTTGGTGATAGTATGTGCAACAGAAATTGAAAGGTCAGGCATTTCAACCAATGCCTTGATTCTTTCATTCATTGCAATTTTGCCACTTTGTTTTTCAGTTTTTGAGAAATCAAGTGAATGAATTGTTGGTGATTTGTGTGTGTGTGTTTTGGTTGAAGAGGGGAGGATGTTTTGTCCTCCTTTCTTTTTTATTGTGAACAATATGAAGTGTAAAAGTCAAGAAATTTGAAGTCAGAAAACAACTATCAAATCCTTAATTTTGGA